GCTCAAGTTCAGCTAAAGATTTTTCAACAGAGCCTAACTTTTCCTTGAGCTCTTCGTGCTCTTTGGAAAGTGCTTCCCCGTTCTCTTTCGCTTCTTCTAACTGCTTTTCATAAGCGTTTTTTTCTTCCGAAAAATTTTCGGAAGCTTTCTTAAGTTCGCTTTCAATAAAGTCAGCGACTGCAGAAGCAGATGTCTCCTTCAAAGATTCATCCGTGATGTCTTTAATCGATTCGATTTTCATGATTTTCTCCCTTGGAATTACATCCGTATTTGGATTTTGTGAAATATTATTGGTTTCTTTAGCTGTTTTTGCCAAATTATTTTCTTTATTTTCCACAGTTTTTTTCGTGGATACACCCTCCACATCTGCTGCCGGAGACTCCGTAAGCCCGATGCCGAGAGGAACCACTTTTCCGATGACCTGTCTATATGCTTTAGTATTTTCGTCCACATACTCTTTGCCACCAAAAGCTCTTAAATAGTCTTGAAGTTCTTTAATCCTCGTTTCTTCCGCGATAACTTCACCGTTTTCTATATTTTTTTCGTCATTTTTAAGTAAAATGATATTAAAATCAGAAAAGCCTAATTCCCAACTTGCCGAGACCTTCAGGTAATTTTCGTCTGTTGGGTCGCTTGAACTTTCAATGAGATTAGCGATCTCGTCATTAACAATTTTCCATATAACACCACCTAAAGTTACGTTAAACGGACCAGTCATGTCTTTTACTTGCTCAGCGGAGAGGGGTTTATCTGTTCCAAATTCGCTAAATCCTGAGGCTAAAATTGTGCCTATGACTTTATCTCTATGATGTTCGATGTTAATAGGTTTATTTAAAAAATTCTCATAAATGTCTAGCGCGGTTTTCGTGTCTATCACGTCACCATTTCTGTTGACCCTATTAGCTACAAACGCATTAAAGGCTACGGGAAGCAGGTCCACATTCGCTTCGATGTCAATATCGGGGATAAAATCTCCCAAATTTACTAAGCTTGCTAGAGATAAATACTTATCCTTGTCTTCTGAGACAACGGATTTAATTTGCGAACTGAAACTTGTTTTATATTTAAATTCATTCATTTTGTTAATCCTCAAGATAGTAGGTAATCGTTACGTCACCCGCGCTAGAATTAGCGTATACACTTTCACCCTTTGCGATACTTATGGGAGAAGTAAGATTAATTGAGCCAGACACAACGTAAGCAAAAGTGGAGGTCCCCGCAGAAGCCGTTCCTAATGATCCATTATTTTCCGAAAGGATATCGCATATTACTATACGTTTGCCAGCAACGCCTGAAACAATTAGTCCGGGAGTTCCACCCGTTCCGTTACTAACAAGTCCCGGGTTTGGCTGGCCTGTTTCTCTAAAATACATAACCTAATCCTTTTTTTCTAGTTGATCCGGGGTTTTATCTAAGACGTCTCCTTCTTTCCAGTTTTTTCCAGCGTTAGTACATTTATAAGCAATGGTCACGCCTTTATCACCGGGAACGTCATTGAACTTTTTAATGACTCCTTCACTTCCGTAATGGGTACATTCCTTGTTGATGTTCTTGACTCTATCTCCCACTTTCAGGGGCCCGCCGTATTCGCCTGAAACCTTCTTGTATAGATCTGAATAATCTTTCGACTTACTCTTCTTCTTGTTTAGCCACGGTGGGAGTTTCTTACCGTCTTTACCTTCTTCTTTCTTATCTCCCTTCTTATCCCCTTTCTTGTCTCCCTTCTTACCGTCCTTTTTGTCTTCCTTCTTGTCCTTGTCCATCCACGGCGGAAGTTTTTTCTTGGAGGTTGTGGTCGATGCTTGCAGTTTCTCGTCGTGTGCAGGATGATTAGAAACGGGAGTAACTTGATGGTCCACTTCCCTAAGCTCCACAGCGCAATGGGGGATATCTTCCATTGTCCTAGAAGATTCGTGTTTTGTTTTGGTTTCTGCCGGGGCTTTATTCGGATCCCACTGAGGATCAGCAGCGACAGTCTCCACTTCTTTCAACTCAGGAAGAACTGTGCATAGACGGTTTTCGCAATCGAAGTTCGTATACTCATTCTTTCCTTCATCTCCCCAATCATAACCTAATGCGTTTAAATAAGTTTTGATTGCTTCCTCGCTTGAAAAGGTCATTTTAACAATTTGCCCTTCTTTATTCTTTGTAAAAAGAGCGTACCCTTCAAAGCATGGAAAAGGCTTGTGAAGGATGTTCCGTTCTTTCATTTCTCTAATTTGTCCTGTGAAGTCGATATTCATGATTTATTCCCAATTAAGTTGTATTTGTTTATAAGGCTCTAGGTAAAGTTCGTCTACGCTTGTGAAGTCTAAATTTAATTTATATTTTTTAATATCCGCTTTAGTCTGCTCAAGGTCTTCTTCTTGAGGAACCCATGCGTCAGAAATGTCTAAAGGCTCATTTGGGTTTTGAAGATTTTCCGATTCTAGGATTAAGCCAGAAAGCTTTTCTTTCGTTTTGATTTTTGCTGAAATGACGCCCATCATTTTTTGCTCTTTCATCCTGAGAAACATGTTGACCCTAGCAAGACCATTTAAATTTAAATCTTGATTGTCAGAACAAACGCCCTTTACATATACTTCCTTTAATTGTTCGATTTTAATTTTTGATTTATTTTTTTTGTTGAAGCTCTTCTTCTTGCCTTCCAGACAAGAAATAAGTCTAGCGGAGAAGGTTATCCTCCGTTCTTCTAAGTCTTTTTCGTTTTGTAGGGACGACAGTATGTTTTCTTCGGTTTCCTTTTTCATAAAAGCAAGCTTCAATATGGGCGCTTAATTTACAATATAATATACACTAAAAATAATCCCTAAAGATTATTTTAATTAACCTTATTTAGATATAATGTATATTTCTTTTAAAACGGTGTCCTTTCCAAAAAAAGATAATATATTTTTGTCCGCAGGAAAGCACATCCAGTGGTAGGTCAAAGTGCCTTTTTTCTTAATTAATATAATCGCTACATCTACCGCTTCCCTCAAATCTGAATACTTTTTGCCCCTTTCAATGGAGTATCCCTTGTCTTCTAACGTGTTAATCATTTCTTCTGGAAATGTTATGCTCCTAGCCTCATTACGAAAAATAGCGGCAAGATCTCTTACAAAAGTATTGAATTTGTGATTTTTTTGAATGGAATGACTTATATCCTCTTGGCTCACATAGATATTTAATTCCCGGAAAGCTTTTTCTAACGCTTCTGGCCCACAACTAAAAACGTGAAGAGGGTCTTTATTTTCTTTTCTTAATTCACGATAAGACAACGGTTCGTGAAACTGCTGCATCAATCCACACCCCGACAAAATAAGGCATAACAAAAAAATAAAAAAAAGGCGCATCTTTAAAGATTACACCTTCTTTAAAAAGGCAAGACGTTATAATTTCTTACATACCACTCGCAATTCTGACCATTTCTTTTAGCCTTTTACTGGGTTCAGCCACGCCTCCTACAACACAGAAAATGTTTAAAGTGGGTTTATCTCCACTGTAAACCCCTCCGTGGACAGTGCTTCCCGTCCTTAGCATCCTATTTAATTGGTCCAAAGATTGATCAATATAAGCTTGAGGAAGATTATCTAATACCTCTGTCCCACCTATCATGATCACTCCAGCCACTGATCCAGTTGACACGTCTACTCCCCCAGATAATAAATTGCTTTTTAAATTTTCTCTAACGACCCGAGCGATAGCCACGGGGTCTTCCCAATTTTTAACGGGGGACGCACCGAATACGATCATCCCAGAATTCAATACTCCTTTATAGTCGTTCTTATCAAAGGAAGTAAAACTGCTATCTTTTGATGAAGTCAAATTAAACAGATGAAATAACCCGGTAAAATTAGAGTTTGCCGCATTCCAGAACTTAGAAACAGCCACGTTAGGATATAGTTGGGATACCTTTTCGTTGTCTAATATAATCAAAGGAGAAACGGACCCTTCTTTGACTAGCGCGTAAACATTTCTTAACGCTGTGGCGGCGTTTGCATTTACTTTGGCTCCTTCAGAGTTTTTAGGAAGTGTTAAGATTACTCCTACTTTTTTTTCCGTTGTCCTTGTTAACTCTTGGACTTCTTTAGCTAAATGAACTAACGAGGTTACCATTCCTGACCCAGAACCTCCTCCGCCACCAGCACAAATAAATATTCTGTCGAACGAATCCCCGAAAGAATATCGCATAAAATCAATTACATCTTCCTTCTTCTCTTCAAGTAATTTTCTGGCTACTTCTGGATCTTTGCCTGCTCCCCCTTCTCCAATGCATAATTTATTTTCATCTTTTAATTTTACCGAGTTTAAATCTTGTTGAGCAGTGTTTACCACTGCGGTCCTATTATATCCTATTTTAGAAAAAGCCTCAACGATTCTTGACCCTCCTTGCCCAGCGCCTAAAAAACAAAACTTAAAAGATCCCGGCACGTCGTCTTCTATCGTAGTCACTTTATAACTAGCTGCATCTTCCGCCTCAGGAACCATGAGCTCATCCGGTAAAGAAATGTCTGCATCCCCATAAAAAGACTTTATCTGGTCGTCATTAATGTTTTCGTTGTCATCCATAATGTTATTTACACTTTTTTATAAGTAATTTCTTTCGATTTATGGTTCGGCAGTTGTCGATGTTGTCGTCGATGTTGTCGTCGATGTTGTCGTCGATGTTGTCGTCGATGTTGTCGTCGTTACCGAACAATCTCCGCTATCGACGCTCAATGTTCCACCCCATCCTGCCCCACTTGCGCCACTCGCCAACTCCCACGTAACTACATCATATGGGGATGAAACGTCTTCATCAGACTGATACGCCCATGAATAAGAGCTTGATCCATTATCGTGCGCCACAACCCAATATCCTCCACCCCAAGTCGTCCAGAATACCCATCCATAATCATCCAAGGCGTCCCCCTCTCTTTTATATTGAACCTTGCCTGCTTCCAATGCAACCTCTTTAGCGTAACCGCCATTAATATATGATGCGGAAAACGCCCCTGAGTGCGTTGCTCCAGCTATGCATAACTCACTTGCTGCTGGCGCTGCGGTGGTCGTCGCCGCTGGGGTGGTGACGCCTACGGCGGGGACATTATCAACTATAGCATAAGTGACCGTTATGTAGGAGTACTGCAATGAACTCGAGCAATAAATTGATTGACCTTTGGGAGCCGTTACTGAAATTCCAAAACGATTTACTCCTCCAGCCACTATACAAACTTTAGTCCCCCCTGCATCTGCGGAGGTTCCTAGCTCACCAGAGCCCGAAGACACTAATATGTCATATATAACAATGCATTTTCCTGAGACACCAGAAATGAGCAACCCATTATTATTACTTAGCCAAGTAGGGTTTCTGATTATAACTAATCCAGCTGATTTTCTCCCCGAGTCTCTAAAGCTCATTTTTATACTTCCTCTATATTATAATGAACCGTGATAGCATATGTGTTTCCGCCGGTTGAATCCACTGTTAAGCCTTTGTTTTCTCCGAGGGTTAACGGGGAAACAAATCCAGTGTGCCCCTCTGAAACTTTCATGATAAGACTTGCGCTACCATAGTCTCCCTCTCTAATATATTCTGATCCACCAGAAACAACGATATCCCAGATCAAAATACGCTTTCCTGCTCCCGGAGCGGCGATAAAAGTTGAAGTGAGTACGCCAGTGTTAACGAACTTTCTTAAAGCCGCATCTTTGTACCCCGTTTCTCTAAAGATATTCATAACTTAATCCTTATTCTCGGACGTTTCTTTACTGCAATCATTGTATGCGGCGGAACGCCCTTTGCAACTGCAAGCGCATTTATTGTTTTGATAAAGTCCTACTTTACATAGCCAGCGTTTGATTGCTTTCCACCATTTTCCATGATCTGGATCTTTTTTCTTAAATTTACCTATTCTTGAATTCCATGTGCTACTCATTTTCTTCTTCCTCCTTATCGGTTTTACTATGATATAATACACTTCCCATAAACGTATCGACTTGGTGCTCTAAACATATCTCGGAGACCTCTTCGACAATGTCATGATTTTTATCTACGGGTTTTTCGCAATATCCTGCAATTGACTCCTCCCAGTTATCTGGCATTTCATTTGCAATGATTATTTCTGATACTTGGGTTGCTACTTCTTTTTGTTTTTTATTTAGTTTTTTGACTTTATGACTTTTTCTTAAATGCGCTTCTACTTTCTTTTCAAGGCCTTGGAAAAGAATCATGTTGTCTTTTATTTTATTAAAACTAAAAAAGGATTTTGATTCTCTTTCCTTCTCTTGAGGTACGCCGTCACCCCCGGGCCTACCTGCGGGCTGCTTTACAGCCGGTTTCGTCGTTGGCTTTTTAGTTGGGCCTGCTGGGTTTGCTGGGTTTGCTGGGTCTGCTGGCGGCATTACTTTCGGTTGTTCTTTGGCAACTTTTTCTGCACTTTTAAGACCCTTGTCTTGCATCTTCATTTGGAGGTTGCGGTCTTTATCTGCCATCTCTTTTTGGGTAGCGGGTCCACCGACAATAGGTTCATACAAGCCTTGATTTTTGAGCGTTTTGAATTCTTTTTGGGCGATAAGAGATTCCTCTGCATTAGGTATCCTTCCGGTTTCTATAGCTTTTAACCCTTCCGTCGGAGTTAATATGCCTAGTTCGACCAATCTACTATAAACTTTTGCGAAGTTTGTGCTTTCCCTTAAAGAGATCTCATCAAAAAACGGTGTAGGATAATTTTTGAGCTTCACGGTTTGTGCTACTCTTTTGATTTCTGGAATTAAAAAGTCGTTAAGGAACGTTTCTCTAGCTTGCTTAAGTCTTGCTAAAAATATTTCTACCTTCATTGAGAAGCTGCTAGCTTTATCTCCCGAGTCTGCCGAGCTTGACGAACCTGCACCAGTAATCATACTGTTTAATCCAGCTTTAATATCCGCGTTAATAACTTGATACTTTTTGGGGTCTAGCAGGTCGCCAATCTGAGGTAATACAAATTGAGCTTTAGTTGTATAATCTGCGATAAGAACCCTTCCGACAGATTGGTTTTCGAAAAGCTTTTGTAGGTGTATTAAATTCTTTTGATTTACGCCACCCTTGTCTGGGTCAGTTCCGGTGGTGACAAGCAATACAGCTTGCTGCATTGTTCTGGCGATCGCCATGTCCATTCGTTTTAATTCCGATTTGAAGTTGATGTCTTCAAGCACTGGGTATCCCATTGGTACGGCAAACGGTTCATAATCCATTTTTTTATAGAAGACGGCGTAAATCTTGTCTGCCTCTAAAGGAATGTTGATATTGTTTACGACGTTACCTGAGTTTAACAATTTCTTAACGTCTTCCGGAAGGGAGTCTCTAATTTTTTTGTCTTCATCTGTTTTGGGGTTCCTTATCCTTTCTAATTCGTAATCTGAAAGGACTTTATGATACTTTTTAACATCAGCGGAAAAGCTTAGAGAACCAGATAGTTGAATATCGGCTGGGTTAAGGATTACATATCTATATGGAATTTTAATTTTTTTAGAACCAAAAGTCTGTGAGATTTTCTTAACGTCAGCTGGCTTTAAGGACGCGTCAAGCCTGTAAAGAAAAACATTTCCTGACCTAAAGAACTCTCTGAAAAATTGATCCTGCAAATCCCAAATGTTTATCTTCTTCAATAATGCTTCGAAAAACTTTATCGATTTTTTGCTTCCGCCTTGAAAATAAATAGGTGCTACAGAAAATTCTGTCATTAAATCTATGGCGTTTCTAAAAACCGAAAAATTATAATACGCTTTCTGGCACAGAATTACCGAGTCTCTAACGGAAAGCCCACCTTTATTATCAGCTACCCTAAATGGGACTAATCCTTTGTCGATATTGCCGAACTTGTCGGTTCTTTCTATAGAGCTAGAAACGTTTCTCCTTGTGCTTGTTCTTCCGGAAGAGGCTTGGCTTTGGTGTGGGGAGGAAGCCTCGGAAATCATCAGAGGCACCGTATCTTCAGACTTTTTCTTCCTTGATCTCTTTGCTTTCGTTGTTGCTTTTTTAGGGACGCTCATTTTAAGTTTTTTTGGCTTGTTTTGTTTAATAAAATCTTATTTTGGTATTACACCATTCTTGGGACAAAGGTTGCGGTATTATCTACTTTGTAGCTCTCCATGTCGAAGTAGCATTTTACTGCCCAATTAGCTAAAAGTAAAGCTGTATAATTATCTTTTCTTGCTCGGCTCGCTGCGGTGCTCCTTTTCAAATGTTGTGGTAAATCAAAGGTTTGTGTCCCTCTTGAGGTGGTTTTAACTTCTATGAGTGCGCATTGTTTTTTAACTTGATATATTAGATTATCTTGAGTTTCTATAAACATTCCCAAATTTTCTTCATTAACTTGTTTTGGGCTTATTTTAGACATGGTTTGTTTGTCGAATTCTGAGCCATTTGCGGTGGTTCTGGAGGCGAACCAGACTTTCTTATAGTCGATATTCGCTTGAAGTAATTCGTTCGCCTTTCTAATCCAATCACTAGAAAATACTTGATTAAAGACTATGCTACTTGTTTCTTTATTGTAAGCTCTCTTGAAATCTCTTACTTGTTTCGTATAATCAACCCCCTCTTTGTTAGAGTCAAATTCAATTGTTTTTAAATTAATTCTATTATCTAAAAAGAGCTTAGAATGATTTGCGGCTTCAAGGAACATGTCTGAACCAGCATTATCAACACTTATTAAGACTGGGTCAAAATGATCTAATATATATTTGAGGTACTGTACGTGTTTATTTAAATTACCCAATCCTGCGTAGTTATGGACAAGGGTAGACGTTTGTTTTTCTTCGTCTAATTCCATAATAGCTATCCCGAAATAGTCTGCACTAGGGCTATCGCTCATGTTTGGGTCAATGCCTACTACATATTTTTTATCAGATTTTTTTCTAATTAACGTGGTTGGTTCCTCACCGTCTGGTATGGTGCATTCGTGCATTTTGATTGCGCTAAAGTAGCTGTCACTACCATCAGTGAACTGAGCGCAATACTCTCTTTGAAAAGAAGCGTTCGAAGCGCCTCCGTCTTGAGCGGCTTCAATTATGCTATGATCAATCATATGTTCTGGCAAAGATTCGTACCCCATTTGAGAGACGAAGTAAGAAGAGTCTACCCTTTCTTCCTTGTCGTATATCTTATTTGTCCAGTCTTTATAAGTTTTATACAAATTTTCGAAAGTATAACTCGCGGAGGAAAGTGCTATCATTTTGCTATCGTTCTCAAAAACCATTCTGTCTTCCTCTGTCATTAGGCCTTTGTCTATCAAGCCGTCTTCCATTTCCCGCACTTCAATTCTTTCTTTCATATTTTGAGGCGCAACCAAAAATGGCATAAGCACCGTATTAATCAAGTCTTCTGGCAAAAGCAAATACTCGTCTAGCAGAAGCACGTTAGCGCGGAAACCGCGAATTTTTTCTCCGTTAAGAGGAATAGCCGTAATGGTTCCTTCGTTTATTTGCCATTGAAATTGATCGTTCCTTTTAGACTTAGCCCCGAAACATTGCATTAAAAGAGTGGCCCCTTCGGAGTCAACAATTTTTTCTAAATTCTCGAAGATGAACCTAGCTGTTCTAAACGTGGGGCCTGCTACTAAAATTTTTGTTCCGGGATTAAAAATACACTGCAAGAAGCAGAATACTGAAGCGATGAAAGTTTTGCCGCAGCCACGACCCCATACGCACATCGAAAAATTCTTTTCCATCATTCCCCTGAGGGTTATTTCCTGATAAGGGGCCAGCTTAATACCTGAAATCAATTCCGTAGTTAGCCCTAAATTCCCATGAAGAAATCTAATTAAAGACATCTTAGCTTCTTGGTCCGAAAGGGAGCCCTTTAGCCTC